GAGAAGTTCAAAGGACTTCTATTCCAAATCGAGAGAGATGCGAACGCAATCGCACAAAGAACTCGTCGCGGAAAGGGTAACATCATCATGTGTTCAGCAGACGTTGCTTCTGCACTAACCATGGCTGGTGTACTTGACTACACTCCTGCATTAAATGCAAACTTAAATGTAGATGACACAGGTAATACATTTGCTGGTGTTCTACAAGGTAAGTATAGAGTCTACATTGACCCATATTCTGCTAACCTAACTGCTACTAATGGTGCCCCAACAGGTGGTAATCAGTATTACGTTGTAGGTTACAAAGGTACTTCACCTTATGACGCAGGTATATTCTACTGTCCTTACGTTCCATTACAGATGGTAAGAGCAGTTGGAGAAAATACTTTCCAACCAAAAATTGGATTCAAGACTCGTTACGGAATCGTAGCGAACCCATTTGCCGAAGGTAAGGCAACTGACACTAACCCTCCGGGTGGTGGTCGTCTTGGAGTTAACTCAAACCGTTACTATAGACGTGTTGCAGTTAAGAACCTAATGTAAGCGAGATGCTTATATTTTTCAAAGATCCTCTCTTGTAGGGGATCTTTTTTTATGTCGTATTATAAATAATTAAAACCTGTATTAATAAAATGCCCTATCACGTTAAAACACCAAGTAAAGTAAATACTGGTGATGTTTATTGGAAAGGTGATAATTCATGGACAGATGATTACGCAAGTAGGAAACAATTTTCTAGTAAGGCAGACGCTGATGCTATTAAAGCAACAACTGTTACTAGTCCTCAAGGTGTAACATATCAACCAAAATGGTTTGCTAATGCAACTGTAGTCACTGAATAATGCCCGAATATACAACTGGAAGAGCCACACCAATAGAAAATCGAAACTTTCTTGCACCTACCGGGTTTAAATTTACCCTAGAGAGAGCAAAGAGTGTTTCGTTTTTTTGTAATCAAGCAAACGTTCCAGATATTACTTTAGGTATTGCAGAACAACCAAGTTGGTTAAAAAATATTGATGTTCCCGGTGACAAAATTCAGTTTGGTGATTTAAATCTACAGTTTCTAGTTGATGAAGATCTTAAAAACTATATGGCAATACAAAAATGGATACGTGGATTAGGATATCCAGAGTCTATGAAAGAGTTTCGTGATCTAGAATCAGAAGCAACAATGCCAGCAAATTTTGGACAAGTCGGAGATAACATATATTCAGATGGTACATTACAAATTTTAAGTAGTAATCTAGTTCCTAAGTTTCAAGTAAATTTTAAAGACTTATTTCCTTACTCTTTGACAACTTTAAATTTTGATGCTACAGATACAGATATAGAATACTTTACAGCAAGTGTATCTTTCAAGTATACTATATACAACCTTACTGATTTGGAGAACAATCCACTCGATAGTTAATGACAATTGATCTTGAAAAACTTCAAGAGATGTGGGAAAAAGATTCAAAAATAGACAGAGACAATCTACACGAAGAATCGTTAAACATCCCCTCTCTTCATGCAAAATACTTTGAATTATACAATACCATTTTTCTTTTAAGAAAGAAGGCAGAACAGCAAAGAAAAAATATTCGTCATGAGAGATATGAGTATTTCTCAGGCAAGGCTGATCCTGATGTTTATATTCAAAATCCTTTTCCTAAGAAAATACGAGACAAGGATACTATGCAAAAATATTTGGACGCGGACGAAAAATTATCAACTGTGTCACTGAAGATAGACTACTATGATACAATGTTGACATACATTGAAAGCATTCTCAAAGTGGTACAGAATAGAACGTATCAAATTAAGAATGCAATAGAATACATGAGATTCCAATCTGGATTGGGTTGATAAATACATATAGATTCATGCATCTATGTGATCGACACATCAGCGAATGTTATCATTTCTAAAGCGAATGAAGTATTTCTTAGGATAAATGCAGAACCTCATATTCAATATGAGTTAAGAGATCATTTTACTTTTGAAGTGCCGAATGCAAAATTCATGCCACAGTATCGTGGTAGGAATTGGAATGGAGAGATACATTTATTTGATTTAAGATCAAAAAGAATTTACGTAGGGTTGTTAGATAAGTTAGTTCAGTTTTGTGAGAATCACGGATATACATATAAATTTTTAGATAACGAATATTATGGATCACCATTTGAAGTAAACGAAGATATATCTTATGAGGGTGTCAAAGATTATATGGCATCTATTTGCAATCATAGTCCCCGAAAATATCAGATTCAGGGAGTATACGATGCTTTAAAACATAATAGAAAGCTATTGATATCACCCACTGCTTCAGGCAAATCTTTGATGATTTACTCTCTTGTAAGATATTACGTTGCGAAAGAACGAAAAATCCTTCTAGTTGTTCCCACGACATCTTTAGTAGAGCAGATGTATAAAGACTTTTTTGATTACGGTTGGGACGCTGAGTCATATTGTCACAGAATATATGCAGGTAAAGAAAAAGAACATGATCTTCCAGTTACAATAACAACTTGGCAGTCAGTTTATAAACTTCCAAGATCGTTTTTTGTAGACTATGATGTGGTCATTGGTGATGAGGCACATCTTTTTAAAAGTAAGTCCTTAATATCTATAATGTCAAAATTAGAGTGTGCCAAGCATAGATTTGGATTCACTGGAACTTTAGATGGCACACAGACGCATAAGTGGGTCTTAGAGGGTCTATTTGGCCCCTCATACAAAGTCACAAAAACAGATGAATTAATTAAACAAGGACACTTATCTCAGTTAGATATACAATGTTTAGTATTAAAACATCCACCACAAAAGTTTGAAGTGTATAATGATGAAATCGAGTATCTAATTACACACGAACAAAGAAATAAATTTATAAAAAATCTTGCCCTTGATTTAAAAGGTAATAGTCTTATATTATACAGTCGAGTTGAAGCACATGGAGCAGTCTTATATGATCTAATAAATAAAAATAAGAAAGACAATCAGAAAGTCTTTTTTGTTCATGGTGGTGTTGACGCTGAAAGTAGAGAACAAATTCGTGAAATTACAGAAAATGAAAAAAATGCGATTATCGTGGCCTCCTACGGAACTTTCTCTACTGGTATCAATATTCGCAATCTTCATAATATCATTTTCGCTTCTCCCTCCAAGTCGCGTATACGAAATCTCCAATCCATCGGAAGAGTGCTCAGAAAAGGAGCGAATAAGGTTAAAGCGATACTCTATGACATCGCTGATGACTGCACACACAACTCAAGGAGAAACTATACCTTAAATCATTTTATTGAAAGAATTAAAATTTACAACGAAGAGAATTTCAATTATGAGATAATCTCAATACAACTAAAGAGGTAACATGGAAGACGATTTCTACGCAACATTAAAATTTAAAAACGGTGAAGAAGTATTTGCGAAAGTCGCTGCCTCAGAGGAGAAAGATAGAACTATGCTTGTAATTCATCATCCAGTTCTTGTTTCAGAAATCAGAACGAAGAATGGTCTTGCAGGATATAAAGTTGAACCATGGTTGAAGACAACCAAAGAAGATATGTTTATTATTAATATGGATAATATTCTTACACTTTCAGAATCAAATGATATTGAAATGATTATGATGCATCAAAACTTTGTTAGAGATAGTGCTGGAGAGATGCCAATGGGAGGAAACTCAAAATTAAGTAGAGAGATGGGATATCTAGGAAATGTAAGTGACACCAAAGAGATATTGGAGAAACTATTTAAGTTAGATAGTCCAGAGAATAAGTCTAGCTAATTCCCTTAAACCTCCACAAAGGTTATTGTAATAGGTTTTCTAGAACTTGTCAAGTGACGGTATAAATGTTATACTATCTACATAATAAAGATTAAAATTATGCCGGTAGGTCGCGGAATGGCTAAAAGAAAGAGGTCTGAACACTATGTTAATAATAAAGAGTTTCTTGCTGCTTTAATTAAGTATCGAGAGGACATCGAGATTGCCAAAATCCAAGACAAACCGAAACCAGTTATTCCAAGATATATTGGTGATTGTTTTTTAAAGATTGCAAACCACCTATCATTTAAACCAAACTTTGTCAATTATATGTTTAAGGAGGATATGATATCTGATGGAATCGAAAATTGCGTTCAATACATACATAACTTTGATCCTGAGAAATCCAAAAATCCTTTTGCTTACTTTACGCAGATTATACATTATGCGTTTCTCCGCAGAATACAAAGAGAGAAAAGACAACTAGAAATTAAAAATAAAATTATCGAGAGATCCGGATTTAGTGAAGTATTTGATGATAATAATACCATTGACGGATCTAATTTCTCCGACTATAATCAAATCAAAGACGCTATACATTCTAAAACACGTAATTAATGAAAGTAATTTCTGTTGCACATAACGCAGATATTCTTGTGGATACTTATCAATTTCATGAATCTGTGAAAAAACAGGTTGTGTCTAAATTGAATGAGGGGGTGGCAACTATACCTAGAGATCACAGTAATGTTAAAGCAACTCTCCATAGTGAATGGAATTGGGAACCTAAAAATATTACATTTAGAAATCTTAAGGCATATATTAGAGAGGAAATAAACAGGCATTATAGACCGGGTTTTATAGGAAACACAGATAGAGAGAATCTAGAGTGTTTAAATTTTTGGTTGAATGTTTATGAAACAGGTGATTACGCAAAAACTCATCATCACTGGCCTCTTCATTATAGTTTTGCTTATTTCGTAGAATGTGATGAAAGTCATCCACCTTTAGTTTTTCCTGATAGTGGATATGAAGTCCCTACTGTAGAAGGAACATACGTTGCTTTTCCTGCATATTTAAATCATAGGGTTGATAAAAATACATCAGATAGAGTAAGAATAACTTTATCAGGAAACTTTAAATGCCCACTTCAACTATGAAAATAGCAATCATAACAGATCAACACTTCGGGTGTCGTAAAAATTCAGAACTATTTCATGATTACTTCTTGAAATTTTACAATGATATTTTC